AAGAAGAACAACGAATCCTTTTCCTAGCGGAGTCTCCCGATTGCAACCATCCACGCGAACTCCGCGCAATCGCCTTTCAGGTGCGAAAACTGGAGGATCGGATCAAGCAACTCGAATCCGAGAACGACGCTCTCCGCGCCGATCTGCTGCTGTGGAACGAGAAGGAGGTGAAGCCGTGAGTAGCATTTCACTTTTAGAACAATGTATGTACGGACTTGTGGCCGGTTGTTTTCTGTCCTTAGCCATCCTGTGGGGCGATCAACTTGGCAAGAGCAGCATGCGCGAAGAAGCTGTTAGGAAGGGCCACGCTGAGTGGGTTGTCGATTGCGCGAATAAAAATCAGTTCAAATGGAAGGAGTGCAAATGAGCCAAATCAACGACGCATTCGGAAGACCGCTGTTTGAGGCGATGCGCGGAACACCACCGCCAAGCTGGGAGCAGACCTGTCTGAAGCTTTCGGAAGAGAAGCGCGAGCTTCAATCCGATGTGAACGAGCTGAAGGAGCTGGTCGAGTACCTGCAAGATCGGATCAAGCTGATGAATAGTACTGGTGACGAGCTGCTTGAGTGGCTGAAGGACGGTACCATTTCCGACTCAAACTATCGGCTGCTGGCCAATGCATGGCAGCGAGCAAAGGAGAACAAGCGATGAACCCTCAATACGAAGCGCACGCACGCTTATGCAAATCCATCGGAGACATGGCGAAGGAGAATGAAGATCTTAAGCAGCACGTTACAGAACTCGAAAACCGTCTCCGCGCTCTGTGGGACAAGCTCGAAGGGGAGAGGAAGCATTACATGGAGAGGATCGAGAAACTCGAAATAGCTGGCAACGCAATGTACGCATTCATCAACCCTCCATCTCCGAGCATGAGGACCATCCGAATGGACAACCTGTTGCAAGGATGGGACGACGCTAAGATTGGGAAGGGGGTGAAGCCGTGAGATTCAAGGAATGGTTGGGGTACATGAAAGAAGAACTGGAGTTCCACAAGCGACATCCAGAACTGTGGCTTGCACTTGTGATTGCTGGTTCGACTTACTTCATACTGAAGGAGGTAAATCGGTGAAACGCTACACCCACATCGTGTTGCGACGAATGCCTCCACTGAATGGATTCAGCATCAAGACTCCAGAAGGCAAGTTCCTGAGCGACATACGTCCACGGGGCATCGTCAAAGAACTCAATCGTCTCAACGACCGCATCAAAGAACTCGAAACCAAGATCGCTGAACTCCACGACTTGGAGAAATGGTTGGAGGGAAGATGATTGTACCCATCGGCCCTTCCGCATTCGTGTTCCGCCACAAGAGAACCGGCCAGATTGTCGTCGCACCCAGCGAGCGGTGGCATGAGTTCTACGACAAGAAGGAGGACTGGGAACACACTGCGAGCGACGATCAAAGAGCGGAACCTAATCATCAAACACCTACTGACATGAAACACCTTCACGAACTACCTGAAGACCACCGGCTAAGGAACGTCGCCATCCAGGACATTGATGTCAGGATCCGCTGCCGTCACACCGGGACGACTCGCAATCCTCGACTCTGGAAGATCAAGCACGACACCTACAATCGCCTGGGCGACTCCTGGAAGACCAACTTCGACTTCATCATCCAATGAAAGACTTCGATGTAGCCTTCACGATGATCGAATATGGCGGGTCATTCGTTCGCAAACTAGGCGCCGCGGCGCTGGTGGCCGATCCAGAGAACCTGGCGAAGATCAAGGCGGCCTGGCCCGAGTACTGGTCACAATACGACCGCATGGCGAAACAGCTTTCGGAGGTTGAAAAGCAATCCTCCAAGTAAACAACAACAACACAACACAGCAACAACATGGGTATCACAGTATCAACGAAACAAACAGGCGGCACCTTCACGCCGTGCCCCGAGTACACCGGCCGCGCGGTGTGCGTCGACATCACGCCGCTAAAGACCTACGAGACCGAGTATGGGCCCAAGCAAAAGTTCAAGATCGCGTTCGAGCTGGACATGATCGACAAGACGCGCAACCCGGTGCAGCCCTGGGTGGTGATGACGGCGCCGATGACCGCCAGTCTGCATGAGAAGGCCGGCCTGACGAAGTTCCTTAAGGACTGGCATGGTCGGGCCCTCACTGCCGAGGAGACCACCAGCCTTAATCTGGACAGCCTTATCGGCAGGCCGGCCACCGTGGTGATCGTCCATGAGCTGTCGAAGGACGGCACCAAGACGTTCTCGAACATCAAGCTCATCATGCCGCACAAGACCGGCGAGGCCTTGAAGCCCTCAGGCCTGTGGATCCGCATGGAGGACAGGCCGCCCAAGGATGACGACCAGGTGAAGACGGTGGTGCCGGCTACCGCGGCGCCGGTCAAGATCACCGAGGTCAAAGTTCACGTGGGTAAATTCAAGGGCGTCCCTCTGTCAGAGCTGACCAATGACGCTGTCCGCGGCCTGGCCGAACACTGGCTACCAAAGGCCAAGGTGAGCCCAGGCAAGACACCGGATGACATTTACCTCATCGCCGCCGTGACCAAGCGCATCGATGAGATCAACGCCCAGGAAGATCCCACCGATTCAGACATTCCATTCTAAGATGAAACCCAGGCAACCCTACGTCAAACTGGTCGACAAAGTTCCCGAGGTGGTGCGGATGCGCTCCGAAGGCAAGACGCTCGAGGAGATCGGGAAGCACTTTAACCTGTCTCGCCAGCGCATCAAACAGATCGAGCAGTCGGCCGAGATACACGAGGAGATCCTGCGACAATGGGGATTCCCCTTTACGGTCAGGACGTTCAACACCCTCGAAAGGCTGTGCGTCAAGAGCCGCGACGAGGCCTTGCAACTCTACAACACCGGCCACCTTCGACCAGGAGCTGTCCGCGGATTCGGGTGGGTTTCCTACTTCGAGATCTGTGAATGGCTTGAAGTACCGACAACCCGGGAGCCGATTAACTTCCTCGTTTGCCCACATTGCGGCAAAAAGATCTAACCACTTTCCGGCAGCCTGTTGCTGTCGGGGACTCGTAGTGCCGGGGGCGCGCATCGGCCGACAAACGCGCAACAACTCTCAACAACTCTGACAAATGCCAGCCAATCCAAACATCTACTTCGACATTGAGACCGGGCCTCTACCGCTCGCAGAACTCAACATTCCAGCCTTCAACCCGGCCGACGTGAAGATGGGTAACCTTAAGGATCCCGACAAGATCGCGGACAAGCTCCAGGCCGCTGAGGCCAACCACACGGCCGACTACATTCGCAATGCCGCCCTGGATGCCTTATCGGGCCAGGTGCTGTGCATCGGCTACCGGGTCGATCACCAGGAGCAGAACATCCTGTGCGCCGATGCCGACGGTGAGGCCCACCTGCTGCGACAATGGTGGGCGCTGCTCAACTATTACGAGCGCCAGCCACAGCTCATCGGCTTCAACATCAAGGCCTTCGACTTGCCTTTTTTGATCAAGCGGTCCTGGCGCCACAAGATCATGCCGCCCTACTGGTTACGCAACGGCCGTTACTGGTCGGAGCTGGTGGTCGACCTTCGGGAGGTGTGGCAGCTAGGTGACAACCGGGCTCATGGAAGCCTCGCATCCATCAGTCGCCACCTGGGACTCGGTGAGAAGAGCGGCAACGGCGCCGACTTCAGCCTGCTGTGGAATACCGACCGCCAGGCTGCCATCAACTACTGCATCCAGGATGTGAAGCTCACCCAGGCGGTGGCAGACATTCTGATGCCGGCTTACTGAGGAGCAACCATGACATGGATACTTCCCAGGCAGTTACACACCTTGGCCTGTGCGCTGGATACGGAGGCATTGAGCTTGGACTCAAACGAGCAATCCCAAGTCTGCGCACAATCAGTCTTTGTGAGATCGAAGCCTTCGCAATCGCGAATTTGGTCAGCAAAATGGAAGCGGGACTCATGGACCCGGCACCTATCTGGCCGGATCTTAAGACCTTCCCTTGGCAATCGTTTCGCGACCGAGTGGACATCCTCACTGGGGGGTATCCGTGTCAGCCCTTCAGTGCAGCAGGGCAGCGCCGAGGCAAGGACGACCCGAGGCACCTGTGGCCCTACATCGCAGACGGCATTCGACTTCTCAGACCTCGGTGCTGCTTCTTTGAGAACGTCGAAGGACATATCAGCTTGGGGTTGTCCGACGTCATCGAAGACCTGGCAGGAATGGGTTATCGAACAACGTGGGGCATATTCTCAGCGTCTGAATGCGGAGCGCCACACCAGCGCAAACGGGTGTTCATCATGGCCGTCGCCAGTGGCTTCAGAGGTACGACAGGGCTTTCAGGACCGTTCCCGAGGCATGAAGGGCAGTCAGGAGAGTCTGACGACGGTAGTGATCAAGGGATGGCCGACACCGAATGCGGCGGACTCGTTTCAGGGAGGAGCGACGCAGGGCAATCGCAAGGATCCCAATCTGAGCATTGCAGTGCATGGCCAAGCCGTCCCGGCGAGCAGCAGTACGCTTGGGAGCCGCCCAGAGTCGTGGGCGACACCAAGCAACAGCATGACGGCTGGACGATCAGAACAAATGAACTGTCGAGCGGGCAGGGAGGGATATGGCCATGTGGGGAATCACTTGCTGAGACAGACAGGCAACAACGGCAAACTCAACCCCCGCTGGGTGGAGACCCTGATGGGCCTTCCAGTGGGCTGGACTATGCCCAGTTGTGCGTCACCTGTGACAATAGAACGGATGAGCTCCGACTCCTCGGTAACGGTGTTGTCCCAGCAACAGCAGAACGAGCCTTCAGAAGCCTGATGCAAGAGCTGGACATCAATCACCCTGTCAGCTAATGAAGACCAGTCAGCGTGAGCCGTGAGAAGTGAGCGCCGACACTACAACCAGAACCCATGTTCAACCCACTTTTCCCCACCCTTTCCGTGTTACGTCGCGTTGGTTCTGCGCGAGTTCTCACCTCGGACTGGGTGGGGTTTTCCGTTTGAAACATGAAAGACATCAAACCCAAAGGAAGAGCGCCAGCCTTCCAGTTCTACGCCGATGACTTCCTGGCAGGGACCATGACCATGACCAACGAGGAGCGTGGTGCCTACATCAGCTTGCTGTGCCTGCAATGGTCCAAAGGCTGCGTCACTGAACTCGACATCCAGAGGATCTGCCTCGGTATGCCAACGCATTGCCAAGGCATATGCCAAAGCAAGTTCCAGCTTGGAGATGACGGCCACTACCGGAACCAGCGTTTAGAGGTCGAACGGTCCAAACAGAAGGAAAGAAGCCAAAAACAGAGGGATATCGCTAATTTACGGTGGGACAAGGTTGCCAACGCAATGCCAACGCATTACCAAGAGGATGCCGAAGCATATGCCAGATCGGTGCCAGAAGTATGCTCTCCGTCTCCATCTCCATCTCCTATAGAAGATACAAAGAAAGAGAAGGCCTTGAGTCCTGACCTTGAAGCCTTTCGTCTACGAGTCGGTGCAATGATCCGCCGTCGACCTGGCACCCAGTGGAGTGCGAAAGAGATCAAGGCCTTGAAAGAGATCTTCGACTTTAACACTCCAGAGGAAGACTTGGTTGCCCTAGAGGCACGGTACCAGTCGGACGACAAATACCTTCGACGTGAGCTGATGACCCTGTTGAACAACTGGAACGGAGAGATCGACAAGTCTCGAAGCACCTCCCCCTCTGGGAACAATGGCACCGGCGCGTACATCGCCAACATCTCGGACTGGCAATGAGCGACCCCTACTTTGCCGAGGATGACGAGTTCGGCCTCCTGGGCGCCTGCCTATCCGGTGGCTCGGATGTCTGCCACGAGGTATTCGCCAAGATCCCCACCGAGGCTCTACAGGACAGCGATCTGTACAATCTGTTCGAGATTGCCAAAGGCCTCGTTGCCAAGAGCGATCCGGTCAACATGACGACCGTGGTCAAGGAGTGGAAGCGCACGATGGGCCAGACACCGGTGCCTTTCGAGGCTCTAAACAAGTGCGACGAGATGTGTCCGAGCCCAGCGAACTACCCGGCATTCGCTCAGGCCGTCCTAGAGGCCCACCACAGACGCCATCTCAGAACCGCTGGAGACCGTCTGATTCGCGACTCCGCTGTCTCCACCCTGTCTGTGGATCAAATCGTCGCCAATGCCGAAGCAGGGCTCACCGTTGAGGCATCCAAGGAAGAGGTGCAACCATGCAAGTCGGTAGTCAGTCGGTTCATCGACTCTACCCAGGAGCGCTTCGCCAGGAAGGGACACCTGTCCGGCATTACCTCGGGCTTCCGGCGCCTGGACGCAATGACCGACGGCTTCCAGTTCGGCGAGCTGGCCATCATTGCGGCCAGGCCAAGCATCGGAAAGACAGCCATCGCCATCGCAATAGCCCGGGCAGCAGCCATCGAGCACCGGGTGCCGACCCTGTTTATATCGCTCGAGATGTCCGACGAGTCTATCGTTCGGAGAATGGTCTCTAACGTAGGATCTATTCCGATGCAGGACATCAAGACCGGCGACCTCGATGAAGGCGGAATGAAGTCTATGGCCAGTGCCTCCGCTAAGGTGGCCGGCAGCCCGATCTACTTCGTCTCCGGTTCCGGTGTGTCCGGCATCGCCACCATCACCGCGGTGATCCGCCGGGCTGTTAGGAAGTGGGGCGTCAAGCTGGTGTTGATCGACTACCTCCAGAAGATCCACGGGAGCAAGGCGGCCGAAAAGAAGACCTATGAGATCGCCGAGGTCTCCGGTCGACTCAAGGCCATTGCTTCCGACACCAAGACCGCGGTGGTCGCCCTGGCTCAGTTAAACAGGGAGAACGAAAAGGACAAAGGCCGGGTTCCTAGACTCACTGACCTGGCCGACTCTGGTCAGATTGAACGTGACGCCGACCTGGTGCTGCTGCTCAACCGGGAGCGCAACCAAGCCAACGGCGAGGCCATCATCGCTGTCGCCAAACAACGCGACGGCGAGTGCGGCCTCGTTCCTCTCTGGTACGAAGGCCAGTTCTGCCGGTTCACCGACCCATCACCATCCTTCCAATGAAAATACCTTACGACCTCGACCGAGTTAAACTACTGCACGAAGCCCCCAACCTGGTTGCCCTGGCAATCAAGCGTGGCTGGATGTCCTACCCTCGCAGCGTCAAGCTCAGTGCCATAGGCACGCCCATCTTGGTGCTCGAGGAGGAGGAGGACTACGAGATCACCGCAACCGCCCAGGATGCCGACGTGTGTCGCAAGGCCTACGACTTGCGCGAGCGTAACCTTAGCCTCGACGATGTGGCCAAGGCGTGCGGTGTTGCCCGTGGTTCGGTGGCTTACATCATTGCGAAAGGCCATGAGATGTATTTAAGGCAGCAAAGGATAGAGCATAGTACAATAGACACCTCTGTTAAACCTGCAAATATGTAAGGAATCTTTTGCCATATCTCCAATAACAGGTGAACGCGAGAC